AATAATATAAAAAATAATTTTTAAAAAACAGATAAAATTAGAAATACAAAAATTACAAAATATAAGAAAAGTTTATCTGTTAAAAATCCAGAAAAAAAAAATATATACAAAAAATTTGAAAATTTAAGTGAATCAGATTTACAAACTATAAATTATTCAAAAAAGATTTAAACACAATACGATATAATTATAAAAATGGATTTAATCAAAGATATTGTATATGAAGATACATATTGTGAAAATATTAAAAAGGATAAATATACACAAACATCAATAGTTAAAAATGACAATATTATAGAGTCTATGACAAGTAGTAAAAGTTTAGAAGAATTATTATTACATACATATGATTATGTATCATTATTAAAGAAAAATGATAAAAATTATGCAGAATCACGAAAGTTAGAATTTGCAACATTATTAGATGAGGAGGGTGAGACTACATATGATAATTTTAATTATGACAAACGCTTCAGTAAAAAGTTATTACAAAGAGGATTACAAGAACTTGATACATTATCTAGTATTTTATATTTAAGTGATCTTTATAATTTTGGATTAGTAATCTATGATAAAGATTACAATAAATATTACAAATTATATACAAAATGTAAACCAGAAGTATATATATGTTATGAGAATAAATATTTTAGAAATATGGAACCCCCAAGTGATATGTTAAATATTAAATATATGGAAGATTTAAGTGGATTAAGCAATATGTTAAATATGAATATTAAGGATATATATATTTATAAGAAATATTTGAAACCAATTAGTAACTACAAAATAAATGAATTAAAAAAGATTGCAGAAGAGTTAAATATAAATATGATGAAAAATGGTAAATGTATGAATAAACAAGAATTGTATAATATGATAAATCTGAGCAAATATTAGAATAATATTAGTATCAATATTATATAAATTTGATAAATTGTAACTTTTTTTTTAATATTATATAAACATAATATAATATATATAAATATATATTATATGAAAGACATATTAGACAAAACAGAAACGGAAAAGTTTTTGAAAAGTGTAATAAGTGATAAAAACATAGAATTAGAATATGTATATGGAAATAAAGAGTATGAATTTAAATTAAAAAATATGAATGATAGGGAAATATATAAACATACAAATCATAATATTATAATATTAAACAAACATACATTCAATAAATGTTTAGATTATTGTAAAACAAATCTAGCATATGTAGATAATGTTACAGATTTAGACATAAAAGAAAAAGACAAAAATGTGAGAGCAACTATAAGTGGATTATATTATATTAAAAAATATTGTAAAAGTGATAAATTAGAAGAATGTGAAGCAAAATACATGACAAAAGAACGAGTTGAAAATCATATAGATCACGAATATAATTACAGATTAAATATGAAAAGAGAAAATGATAAAAGTGTAGAATCACCTGAAGTGCAAGATTTATTAGAAAATTATTCAAATAAAACAAAAACATACAGATATAAACGTAGATTTAGTTTTATAACAGATGATATGTTATATAGAATAGATTTAACTGGTGTAAAAATGTCTAGTGGAAAGAGTTTTAAAACGAGTAAATTATTAGAAAGTGTGGAAGAATATGAGATAGAGATTGAATATATTGGAAATATGATGTGTAATCGTTTATCAAATATCATGAGTTTTAAGAGTCGAGACAATAGTCATGTAATAAAAAACAATACATATATGGATAGTAAAACATTTGGTATGATAAGTCCAGAAAATACTATAGAACCATTAGATAGTAGTGTAAATTTAAAAGATTTATATAAAGATATAGAAATATCAGAATTGTATAATAGTTTTAATAGTATAGTATACGATTTAAATTTAATAATATATGAGACAGAATATTTAATATCAATGAGTGAAAAAAAGGTAATATTGGATGGATATCATAAATTATGTAATAGTAAAAAATTTATGGGACCAGATTTAATAACATTAAATCGAGATAGTATAAATTATAATAAACGTGGGAATATATTTACTAAATATTTAGTAACAGAAAAAGCAGATGGAGAAAGATATTTATATTATATAAATGATGATAAACATGGATATTTAATAAATAAAAGATTAGTTGTAAAAGATAGTGGTAAAATATTTCCAAATAGTAATGGGGAATGGTTATTAGATGGGGAATATATTACAAGTGATAAAAATAATAAAAAGATAAATTTGTATATGATATTTGATGTTTATTTTGCAACACATGAAACATCAAAACCAGCATATATGTATAAATTTTATGGAAAAAAGAATGAAAATTGTAGAGCAGATATATTAAACAGTTTTAAATATGTAGTACAAAATAGCGATGATGATATATTAAGAATAAATTTTAAAGAATATAGTAAAGGAGAAACAAAATACAGAGAAGGAAAAAATAGTATAATATTAGATAAATCAAAAAAAATATGGAATAAAAAAGATAGTTATGAATATAAAATTGATGGATTAATTTATTTACCATATGATTTAAGTGTTGGCGGTGATTACGATGGAAATATAAGAAAAGATATATCTGGAAGATGGAATTATAATTATAAATGGAAACCACATGAAGAAAATACAATTGATTTTCAAGTTCAAGTAAAAATAAAAGATAAACGAGAAGTTGTAAATATATATACAGAAACAGATAGTAATGGTAATAGTATAGATTATAATTATAAAACATTAAATGTTTTAGTAGGATATAGTTTACACAAAGATGATATAAATTTTATGAATATAGATTATTGTATGAAGATATTAGAAAATACTAAAATTAAAAAAACTGGAGAAAGAAAAAATGTTAAATTTGTAGGTAAAAATAGTAACTGGGGCGATGAATGTAGTGATAAAGGTATTACAAATATAACATTAGATGAAGGAAGAATGTTAACAGAAATGGGTGAAAATATAAGTAATAATGATATAGTTGAATTTAGATACAATCCAGATGGGAAAAATTGTGGTATATGGGAACCAATGAGATTGCGAAGAGATAAAGATAATCCACAAGATTTTAAAGTTGCATCAAATGTATGGCAAACAATAATAGATCCTATAACAACAGAAATGATAATGGGTGATATGGATAGTATACAATCTTATGTAAATATTCCTAATTTAGAAAATGATGATTACTATATTGGTAAATCAAATAATCTAGATCCATTAAGAGAACTTCATAATTTTATAAAATATAATTTAATTGTTGGTACTGGTAGTAGTAATAGTATTAAAAAAAATAAAAATATATTAGATACATCTATAGGTTTGGGTGGTGATTTAATAAAATATTTAGATAAATTTGTAAATTGTAAATTTTTATTAGGGTTAGATATAGCACCAGTTGAAGAAGCATGTCGTAGATATTATACATATGATAAAGCGAATGATAAAACAAAAGTAGTATTTTTACAATATGATACAAGTAAAAATATTCGTGATAAAAGTGATTTGGAATGGGATACACATGATAATACTATGTTAAATATTTTATATGATAAAAAAGATGCATCAATAAATAAAGAATATAAAAATATAGATAAAATTTATAGAGGATTAGCAAATGAAAGATTTGATTTAATAAGTTCACAATTTAGTATTCATTATTATTTTAAAGATGATGATACCTTAAATGGATATATACAGAATCTTGTACAAAATTGTAAACAAGGTGGTTATTTTATTGGAACATGTTATGATGGAAATCGTATATTTGAAAGATTAAATATACCAGAACCATTTGTATATAAAAAAAATGGCGATTTAGTATATAGTGTTAAAAAAAATTATGATATAGATAATTTTGATTATGATGGGAGTGATGTATCAAATATGTTAGGACAAAAAATAAGTGTATATATGGAAAGTATAGGTCAAGAAATAGATGAATATTTAGTAAATTTCAATTATTTTGTAGATATTATGAAAAGGTATGGATTTGTTCCAGAATTGCCGAAATTACATCTAAATTTTAAAAATAAATTAAAACAACCTATAGATAGTTTTATTGAAACAATAAATAATATAGATAAAAAAGTATATAATAATGATAGAAATTTTACTAAATATAAGAATATAAAAGATATATTAAATATACCAGAATTAAAAGAACTTAGTAGTATGAATAATTACTTTGTATTTAAAAAATTATAATTTGATTATTTAACTTAACAATTAATTACATAAATGAAAAATGCATATTCATTTAGAATATATTGCTCTTTGGCTTTTTACATTAGGATATTTATTATGTATTAAAGAAATACGTAAAAGTTGTATTGAATTAGAATGTTTAGAACTTATTATCATATTTATTTGTAGCATACATCTTATATATACAAGTATAGCATATAATCATAATATATGTGAATTCAATTATAATTGTTATAGTATTGGAGATAATGTATTATATTCAGATATTGTAAGATATGAAACATATCAAGAATGTAGCACAAGTATAACATTTGGTGATGATATAATGAATTATAATCACGATGAAAACAATGATTGCGATAAAACTCAATATGGTTGCTGTAAATTAGAAAATCATTGTCAAACAGCAATTGAATACAATATGACATATGAAAAATATGATAGAATATATACTAATACAGATCATGGTATTTATAATACTTTTATTACACAAAAAACTGAAAATGGCAAAGATTGTCCAACACATGATGACATATTTAATTATCGTGAAAATACAGAAAGATTATTACCATTTATACAATATTTTATATTATTATTTATTTATACATTAATAAATAATATATTATATTTGTATGTTTATTGTTGTAAAAAAACAGAAAAGAATGACTTTGAGAAATTACCTGAAAGTGTTTAAATTAAATAAATTTTTATAGAATATATTATTTTTTATTTAGAGTGTTGGGTAAACACCTTCCTTGTTGGGAAAATGAACCTTCATGTATTTCTGAAGATTAAAATAAGTCAATACTTCACCCTTTGGAACATTAAGAAGTTTAGTAAGTGCCTTATTCGGAAGAATAATACGCTTATCACTTTCATTCTGAAGTTTATTTTCTACACAATAAACAGTAATACGCTTAGTAACATCAGTCCTAGCAATAAGGTCATCCTTGCCTAGACTTAGAAATTTACGAAGTTCATCAGATATTGGTCCAGGTTTAGAAAAACCATTTAGACCAGAAGATGCACGACGAGGCTTCTTGTTAAGACGCTTCTGTACAACTTTCTTATCACGATTGAGGCGCTTCTCAAAAGTATTAACTTGGACTGTTAAATTCTTAATAATAGTCAGAGCATCACGAAGACTATCCTTTAGAGTGGTAACTTCAGAAGTGTAATCAAACTCTTCAGATACTACAGATGTTTCTGATGGAGAATCAAGAACCGGATCAGGGGTTGGTTCAACAACAGGTTCAACAACGGGTTCAACAACAGGTTCAACAACAAGTGCTACTTTTTTAGCAGATTTCTTAGACTTAGAAGTTTTATTCTTGGATGGCATTTTCTATATATTTTTATTTTTTTATTCTCTATTAACCGCACTATTAATTATACTTTAATATGATAACTTATTTTTAAGTAGTTTATAGATAAAAAAATTTAATTTAATGCATACATTGTCCATGAATTAGCAATCATACAATCATGACAAACTTCACTTAATCCAATCAAAAAATACATGTAACCCAATCGCTTATCACTTTCATTTGTAGCATTTTCAAAACGATTTGTTTCGCTAACAATTAAATCTATAATATCATATTTATTTTCCATTTCATATACAGTTCTAACACTTGTACCATAAACAATTCCATTAGGTTGAACAATTCTAGATTTTGTTATAGGATCTAAAAATGCTCTATAATTCCATATATCTTCTAATCCTTTATACAATTTTTTTAAATTATATATATTACATTTATATAACCAATTAATATTTGTATCATATCCATATTGTGATATATTTGAGAATAAATCAACACATCTTTGCTTAGTAATATCTTTACGATTAGTATGTGCAATCATATCAATATCAATAGATATATTTTTAGATTTTAATATTTCAATATATTTTAAAGCATTGTTTATAGTATTTTGTGGTATAAGTTTTCTAGTATATGGATTTTCAGGTTTATGATCTAATAATTTTTTAAAACTTCTAATATCAAAATACCATACATTATTTTGATTATCCATATATGAAAAAAAATAAATATCTAAAATATCATTTATATCTGTCATAAAATAAAAGTCTTCTGTATTTTTACAAATATTACGATTATAAAATCCTGGACCTTTTATATTATTTTTTTGTATAAGATATCTTCTGATGTATGATTGACATTTAATTATCATATATTCATCATTTGTCTTGAATGTTTCGATTAAAAGTTTAAAATATTCTTCTTTTTTAGACTTTTTATGTATATTGCCTAATCTAGATAATGTATATTTAATATCTGCAACATTATAATCACTAATTTTATATGTAAATCTTTCTTTAGATATTATACCATCATTTAGTAAATACATATTACGATGTTTATAACAATATTTACCATATTTACATATACCTCTACATTTTTTATCATCAATGGTATGTATACATTTCTTCATCTTATAATTTAATAGTCATAAATATTTAAGTAAATTTAAAAATCATAATTATTTAAAGATATAATTATATATTAAGTTAAGTAGTATAAACAAAGAGAAAAAATAATTTGAAAATTTAAAAAAAAAATTAAATAAAGTAAAAAAGAAAAGTAAAGTAAAGAAAAATGGCGCAAAACTCAGTTCTCAAACCATCCGAATTAAATATTGATAAAGTTAAATATTCTGATGTTAAGAAAATGCCTTCAGGTTCTAAGATTGTTTATGTTAATTATGGTGAAGGAATTGGCAGTATTTTAATTGAATCACCTGAATGTACATTTCCATTTAATAATACATTTTATCCAGATGCTGCTGAAAATACTGGTAAATATAGTTGTAAGATTTCTCTTAAAACTGATGATAATCAAGAGATGGTAGAATTTGTTGAAGCAATGACAAACCTAGACAATAAAATTAAAGAAGATGCTAAGAAAAATAGTCAATTATGGTTAGGTAAAAAGAGTATTTCAGATGAAGTAATTGATGAAAAATATACACCAATTGTAAGGCCATACAAGGATCCAAGCACTGGTGAATTCACAGGTAAATATCCGTCACAAATGGGATTCAAAATTGTTCAAAGAGACAATCAGTTTCAATGTAAATTTTATGATGAAAAACGCAATCGTATTAATGTAGATAAAGAGGATGATGATGATTATATTGATCCAGAAAAACTTATGGCAAAAGGAAATACTGTAAAATTACTACTAAAATGTAATGGTCTATGGTTTTCAACTGCTGGATTTGGATGTACATGGAAAGCAGAGCAGATTAAGATTAAGGTTCCAGAAAAACTTGAGGATTATGCATTCCGCGATGATGATGGATTTGTAGATGAACCAGAATCAGAAGAAACATTCACTAAAAAAGATAGTGATGAAGAAGAAGATGATGAAGATGAAGAAGAAAGTAGCGAAGAAGAAGCTGTCAAAGTTGTAAAACGCAAAGCAAAAAAGCAATAAATCAATAATATATTTAAAATCTCATCTGAATAAATAAAGCAATAAATCTCATTTAAATAAAATATTTCAATAAATTTTTTTTCTATGTTTGTATTATAAAATATGAGTATACAAAATATATTAAATGACAATAGTTTTCAAATAGCAATTACATCATCATTGGTATTTTTGGTTGTAGCATTTCCACCACTATTTAAATTTGTTGATCGTTTAATAGCAAAAGGATTTGGTAAACGTGTAGGTAGTAATTATTATACTGTATTATTTATACATGCTGTAGTAGTTGGTATATTGATGTTTTTATTTACATCATATATTTTAAAACCGGTATTTAAGATGTTAACAACACATGATGTTGCTAAAAAAACTGATGATAAACCTAAAAATATATTAGAAAAATTTAGTGTTGGTGGTAAAATGACATGTGGTGGTGGCAAGTAAAACAAATAAATAAAATATTTATATTTATTATCATAATCTTAATACTAAATGTAATGTAGATTCTTTTTGAATATTATAATCTGCCAAAGTTCTACCATCTTCTAATTGTTTACCAGCAAAAATTAAACGTTGTTGGTCAGGTGGAATACCTTCTTTATCTTGTATCTTTGTTTTAATATTTTCAATACTATCACTAGATTCAACTTCAAGTGTTATTGTTTTACCAGTTAATGTTTTTACAAATATTTGCATTATACTATTAATGATATTTTTAATTTTAATCAAATCGGACAATATGTTTTCCCATATGTCTAGTTAAACCTCTAGATGCTGACAATGATAATTCTTGCCTTTGTTTTCTTTCAGATGTTTTAATATAATTTTTTCTTATATTTTTTATTGATGTATTCATATCATCTTCAATAATATCATAATATTTTAATATATATTCAATTACTAGATTATCAATTGCCCATCTTAAAAAATTTAATTGCCCTATTGTTGTATTTATTTTAACATCTTTATCATCATCTTTTATTGTATAATCTATACGATTTCTTCTACAAAATGGATCAAAATTTCTTTTTGAAAATGATTTTAATTGTGATTTATATGATCTAAATACATTAAATTGTTGTAAATATTTTCCATCTTCTAATGTCCTCTTATCATTTAAAATATTAATATTATAAGTTGTATCATACTTTTTTGAATAATTTGTAACAAACCAATCAATAATTCTTAATGATATCTTTTCATATTTTAAATATTTTAATAAATATTTAGATTTTTCCGTATTTGTATAATATTTCTGTAATGAAACATATAATAAATTATTCTCCATTTATATGTTTATATTTAAGATTATTCTTTAAATTAAAAAAACAAATATATTTAAACGCATTTATCTTTTAGCAAACTTTCTGCCAAATTTCATCCATAAAAATATTGATATTGTGAATCCTAATAAAAATCCAGCAATACATTGATCTGGATGATCACCCATAAATGGTCTAGTAATTAATGGACCAATAAA